ATCAAAGGCTGGCACCTGAAACGTGGGTGGCGTGACATTGGTTACCACTACGTCATCCAGCTTGATGGCACCGTGGACAAAGGCCGCCCGCTTGACCAACATGGTGCGCACACGAAAGGCCGCAACCACGACAGCATCGGTATCTGCTACATTGGAGGCTTGGACGCTGAAACCAAAGAGCCAAAGGATACAATGACCCCGGAGCAGGAGGAGGCACTGACCGGGTTGATCAATGCCCTGCGCTTTGTTTTTGGCCCACTTCCGTTGCATGGTCACAATGAGTTTGCAGCAAAAGCCTGCCCGTGCTTTGATGTGCAGGATAAGTTTGGCGAGCTATGCGCACGCTGATCCTGTGCCTCTTGGCCCTGCCTTCATTTGGGCAGCACCTTGCAGATAGCTTGCAGGGCACATACACCTGCTACCGGGTGGAGGGTGAGGTCAACACTTACCACTTCAACAGCAGCACCCTGCTTGATTTGCTTGGTGCTTTTGGCACTTCGCCCAGCGTGTTTGACCTCAATGATGATGGGCAGGTCAACAGCTCGGACATCCTTGCAGCGGTTGGTGGCTACGCAGCACCACCACCCACCACCCCGGACTTCACCCTCTTCAGCATCTTTGACAACTTTGGTGAAGGCAACACATGGCTGTGGTACTTGGGTGATGATCCAAGCGTGAGCTTTGGGTGGTTGCACCGCACCCCATTTGATGAGGATGAGGATGCCAACTACATAGGCTTCAACATCAAGACCTTCACCTTTGACCAGGTAGGTGTGGACGGTATCACCTACTACTACTTTGTGCGCGATTGAAAAACGCCCGCACATACTATGACCTCAAAGGCTGCAAGGCCCGCATCAGTGTGCACCAAGGTGGTACCCGTTCAGGCAAGACCTACAGCATACTCATGCTGCTGGCTGAACTTTGCTACAGGAACCCCGGCAGCGGGTTGGTGATCTCAATGGTGCGCAAGACCTTCCCAGCCTTGCGTGCAACCGTGCTGCGTGACTTCGTTGAGATACTCACGGGTGCTGGGTGGTACAGCGAGGCAGACCACAACAAGAGTGAGGGCACTTACAAGCTCTTTGGCAACTTGGTCGAGTACTTCAGCCTTGACCAACCTGCCAAGCTCAGAGGGCGCAAGCGTGACCTCCTCTACATTTGCGAGGCCAACGAGATCAGCAAGGAAGCGTTTAGGCAGCTCCTCTTCAGAACAAAGCACAAGGCCATCCTGTGCTTCAACCCAAGTGAGCCGTTTCATTGGATATACACGGACGTGCTCACCCGTGAGGATTGCAACTTCTTCCGCACCACCTACCGGGACAACCCACACCTTGACCCTTCGCTTGTGCAGGAGATTGAGATGCTCAAAGACTCAGACCCGGAATATTGGCGCGTGTACGGTGAAGGCGAACGGGCAACCAACCGAAGAGCCATCTACCAGGGAGCGCAAGAGCCACGCCCGGAAGGTGCCAAGCGTTTGGGAATTGGTTGTGACTTTGGCTTTACCAATGACCCCACGGCAGTGGTTGAGGTGTTCCTTGCAGGCAACCAGCTCCACATTGAGGAGCGTCTCTACAAGCACGGCCTGACCAACCAAGACCTTGCACGCGAGCTGCTGGCCATGAACTTGGGCCGGGAGTATGTGATCTGTGACAGCGCAGAACCCAAAAGCATCGAAGAGTTGAGGCGTGAAGGCATCAACGCACACCCAGCAACCAAAGGCCCGGACAGCGTGCGCAGAGGTATTGACCTGATCCGCAGGCACCGCCTTACCTTTGAGGGCGAAAACCTCGCCAAGGAGTTGCAGATGTACCGCTGGAAGGAGGACAAGAACGGCAACCTCATCAACGAACCTGACAGCATTGGGTGGGATCACGCCCTTGATGCTGCCCGGTATGTGGCCCTCAACAGAATACAACCCAAGTACACGGGCAAATACGTCATAGCATGAAAGTCACCCTACCTGATAGCCTCGAAGAAATCACGATTGCGCAGTTCAAGAAGCTCATGGAACTCACGGCCATTGATGATGAGAAGGAGCAAGCTGTGGCCATTGTAGGCTACTTCTGCAACTTGAGCCGGGCAGAGGTGCTGACCATGCACGCCAATGACTTTGAGGCTGTGGTGTCTCACCTGATGGGCCTCACCAGCATTGAGAAGAGGTACGGCCTTGAGCGCTTCATCACTTTGGGTGAGGTCGAATACGGCTTCCATCCCAACCTCAAAAACATCACGGTGGGTGAGTTCGCAGACCTTGAGCAGTATTGTGGGGATGATGCATATCAGCACCTTGAGGCTGTGATGTCCATCTTGTACCGCCCGGTGAAAGAGAAGCACGGCATCTTCTACACCATTGAACCCTACGAAGGAGCAAAGCCTGACAAGTTCATGCAGTTCCCGTTCACCGCTGCGCTGGGTGCGCTCGCTTTTTTTTTGACTTCCGCAACGCAACGGCAAGCAGCTTCGCCCAACTCTTCCAAGGAGGAGAAGGCACAAGCCTCGGCAAAAAATGGGGCTGGTACGCGAGCATCTACTACCTCGCTGGGGGGAACCTTCTCAACATTGAGGCGGTCACTAAAATGAAACTTTACGCAGCGCTGACGCTGCTGGCATACGAACAAGACAAACGAGGATATGAAAACTCTCAACGAAGTCCTGCAGGCGCTTGACGCGATAGCGACAGCACACGGGCAAATCAACTCTTTCCAAAATGGGCAACTCTCAGAGGTTGACCTCAGCAAGCTGCCTGCCCGGCAGTACCCGTTCCTGTTTGCGCAACCCATCAGCGCAACCGTAGAGCGTGGGCAGATCACCTACGAGATGGGGCTGCTGATTGCAGACCGCTCTCAAGATGATGAGAGTGACCGCAATGATGTATGGAGCGACACGCAGCAAATGCTTCAGGATGTGGTCAACCACTTCCGGCACTCAGCCAGCAGCGCGAGCTTGAGCGATGAGCAGCGCATCCTTGATGCCACCCCGGTGATACTGACCTACTTCACCGAGCGCTTCGATAATATGCTCACCGGATGTGAGTGCACCATCGCCATCACCGCTGACAATGAGAACAACCTCTGCCTGATCCCATGAGCCGCATCACACTGACCAACGTGTTCAAGGAGCTGTCCAGGATAGGCCGAGAGCTACAGCGCAGGATGAGGTTGAGCCTTGCAGCACAAGGCAAGGCAGGCGGTGAGCTTGATCGAAGCATCCGCAGCTATGTGATCCCACGCAGAGGCAAGGGCTTGGTGGTGGAGATCGCTGCGGCTGATTATGCCAAGTACGTTGACCAAGGCGTGCAGGGTAAGTTCAGGAACAAAGACCCACGCCAAAAGAACAGTCCGTACAAGTTCGGCACAGGCACCGGGAAGAAGGGAGGCCTCACTGAAGGCATCCGTGCTTGGCGTGAGCGCAAAGGCCTCAAGCAGTGGCGTGACCGCAAGACCGGGCGCTTCATCAGTTATGAGAGTCAGGTGCTGCTCATCGCCCGTGCGATCTACAACCGTGGCCTTGCACCCACCTACTTCATTGAGCGCCCACTGAAAGGCATGGAGAAGGAGATACAGAAGAGACTCACCGCAGCCTACGTGAAAGACATTGAGGCCCACCTGCAAAAAATCGCAGATCAATGAGTACCTTGCGGGCAAGCAATTAAGACCTGGGCAGTTCTTGCCCTACTTCTGTTTTGTTTTTGGTTCTAAGGAGCGGCCAACCGTGCAACGGTACGGGGCCGCTTTTTTTATACTTACGGGTACCATGGCATATACGCTCAACCAATCACCGCCCTCATGGATCGCGGGAAGCAAGCACCCCATCATCTTTGTGGTCAAAGACACTGACTACGGCAACCCCAAGTACAAATACATCTGCGACATCTACGTAGAAGGCACGAAGGTGGCTCGGCTTAAATGCCTGCCCAACTCTGCCGGGGCTGGGGTGTTCAACATCACCCGCGTGGTGGATGACCACCTTGAGCACCAGGTGGTGGACATCAACACAAGCACCGCAGGCATCAACGAGGATTTGCTCATGAACCTCGGAGCCAATGACACGGCCAAGCCGTTCAGCAAGAACCTTGACAGCATCCACAAGGTGGAGGTGAAGTTTGGCCACGAGGAGGCTGACGATGCCACCAGCGCGCCCGCCATCACAGAGGATGAGATCACAGGCAACTACATCACCGTGATCAAGTCACACCTCCCCGATGGGCTGACCTTTGGCAGCTACATGGGTAAAGGCGTGAACGCAAGTGAGAGCACCTTTGAGCGCTTTGAGATGAGCGCAAGCGCAGACGAGTTCATCAGTGCGGTGCCTATCGTCAGCAAGAACGCAAGCATCAATTCTGACAACAAGCTCGCAGAGCAGGACATTGAGCGCGGGCAGGTGCACGTCCTTTCCTTCACAAATGACATGACCACCAGCGGAGCGAGCAAGGGCGTGAGCTTCATCCACGTGGCCGGGTACCAAGCAGACGGCACGGAAATCTTCAACGATACCATCCAAAACGCAACGGCAAACGGAGGCGAAGCACCCAGCGCAAGCAACTCAGATGATGAGCGCCTGCTGTTCTTTGGATCGGGCCACAAGAACCTGACCACTCAAGCAGTCACCGCAGCCATCAACACGGGCATGGATGATGCTGACCTTGCATATTATGAAGTAGTGGCAGCCAGCAGCGCCACGCTCTCCACATTGACGCAGACATCCCGCGTGTACCGCTTCAACATCAAAGAGGCGTGCAAATTTGAAACACGCAGGGTGATG